CGAGATCAGCGGCAGTGCCAATGATGTCTCCGTTCGCACGCGCGCCAAGCGTGGGATTGCCAGAAGCATTAGCGCCGTTGAGATAGATCTGGCCGCCATTCAAGACGCCGCAGGCGTTGTTCGGAACAGAGCCGACACTGGTTAAGACTGCTGCGCTGTTCGCTATCCCGACAATGCATTGCAAGCCGGGGGTCCATGTCGTCGCGGTGACTTCAAAGTAGTATTTGCCGGAGACGACGTTGCCGATGGCGCGGACCCCCTGACTATTCGCTGTAAGCGAGGCTGTAAGATTGCTATTCGACAGCGTGACGCCCGCGCTCTTGTCGGCCGGGTTCCATGTCGTATTGGCCATCAGACGCGCGCCGCGAGGATCGTAATGCCGCAATCTGCAAGCGTCGTGTCCTGCGTTCCTGGCGCGACAATCTGCATCACATCACCAACAGCGAGACTGCCGCCTGCGCCTGCGAGCGTGCAGCTTGTGTTGCTGCTCGATGTTATCGTGATCGTCCCGAGCGCCGTCGTGGTGCCGCTGCTGATCTTGTTGAGAGTGAACACAGCGTTGCTCGTGGTTTTCGTCGTATCGTAGATGACAGCGCCGGCGAGAGATGCAGGAACAGTTACGGCCATTGGCATCGGCGCGTTGACCAGCGCGCCGGCTGCCGGCTTTCCTTGGAACGGGAAACTGATCGGAACTTGCTGCACCTCGGTCGGGAGCTGCGCGTATGTCGCTGTGCCGGTGAGGCCGGCGAATGTCGTGGTCCCTGCCGGTCCTGTCGCACCGGTTGATCCCGTTGGACCCGTGGGACCGGCGGCACCTGTCGCACCAGGCACGCCCTGCGGCCCTTGTGGGCCGGTGGCCCCCGCTGGTCCTGTCGGTCCTGCTGGCCCCGGAACCGCACTGCCGGCACCCGTCGGCCCTGGCGGCCCCTGTGGGCCAGTCGCGCCCGGTGGCCCAGGGAAGCCCTGCGGGCCTCTCCACGCGTCGCCCGTGGGATCGCACGGCACGTCAGCCGGCTGCGGGCTGCCAGCGAACACCGGGCCGCCGGGGATGCTCACGCCGTCAGGCATTGTCAGCGTCCTCCATGGAGAACCGTGGCTGCGACTGCTGCTGGAGCTGCTGCATCATGGCGTCGATGATCGGGCGCACCACACCATGCTGCCCCTTGTCCAAATGCCACAGCACCGCCTCCCATTGCTGCGCAGTGAGCGTGGCGGAGAGTTGGCGCGATGGCTCGATCGGCTGCATGTCCATGTCACACGCCTGCCACTGCGGCCCAGGTGCCACCGCCGCGTGAGACGTAGAGCGTTGACCCGACTGCGCCATCAACGCGGGAATACAGCGAACCGATTTGCGCGGTCGCAGCAGGCGCACCTGTGCCGCTGCTCCACGCTGGACCGCCCAGAACTCCGGTCGATATCCCGGCCGGACCGATCTGTGCGACGTGGGTCGTGCCAACATAAAAGTGGTGAATAGCAGCAGCGGGGACGTTGTAGTTGAGTTGTGCAGCGGTCACACCAAAGCCGTAGCCGGCGCCCTCATACAGCTCGACATGCTTAATGATATCTTGCGGGTTGGCACCCACATTGGCACCTAGGTGGATGCCGCCATTCGCGTGCGTAGCAGGTGCCATCAGTTGCGCCGCGTTCACTGCCAGCGTGCCGTCCAAGGCGCCTGTGCCACCGGAGGCGATGATCTGCGCGTCGTGTCCGGAATGACCAGAACTGCGGAAGTCAATGTATGGCGTGCCAGCCGCCGCGGTCGATCCTAACCCCACCGAGCCATTCGGGTCTGTTGCGAACAGTGCCCCCGCTACGTTCACATTACCTCTAAAGTTTATCAACCCATCGACAAACGCCTGACCAGTCGGAGCGACTGAGCCACTGCCCCAGATAAACGGCACATAGTTATTGCTGGTGGCGGAGAACTGATTGTTGGTCCCAGCGTCGGTCACAGCGGTCGTGTTATTAAGAAACGAGGTGCCAACAAACATGATGTTTTTGGTCGTGCTGTCGAGCGCAATGGCTACACCACCGGCCAGATACGCCTGGAACAGATTACCGGTGAACAATTGCTCGAAGGCGCCAGCGCCGGTGGTGAGCTTCAGTCCCGTCACGTTGGCTGTCGCCGTAGACGGACCATTAAAGATGTTATTGGAGAAGACGATCTGGGACGTGCCGATGATGGAAACATGCGCGCCGTTGGCAGGGATCACGCCGCCGATGCTATCAAAATAGGTTCCGGTAACAAAGACTGCGAACAGCACGGTTGGAAATGACGCATTGCCGAACGTGACCTGACCATGCAGGTAGCTATCGCTGATGTGGATTTCTTCCAGCCCTTGGCCGCCGACCGTGGGGATGACCTTCAGCGCATTCTTGGTATTCACAGTGTTCAGGTTATGAACGTGAACGCCTTGCAGGTAGTCTCCAATGAGCAGCCCGGTATCGCCGTTGACCAGATAAACATCGCGCAGATTGAGTGCCGATGAATAATTAGGCGCCACGCTTTGCACTGTGACTGCCACACCAAGGCCGGCGCCCAGGCCGTTAGGATACACACTGGTAATCCGTGACAACCAGGTCGCGACGGCATTGACGCTCTGAACGACAAGGCCGCGCTGCCACAACGCGGTTGCCGATGCGCTTTGGAACAGCACATCGTCCACGACAATTGGACCGCCGATCTGTCCCGTGGTTGCCGTCGATGAGAGTTTGAGCGCGGTGCGCGTGGTTGACGTGCCGGTCATCTTGAGCGCGATACCTGTCACGCGCATGGCGCCGTTGTCGGCCAGTCCGGCCATGCTGTTGGCCAGCATGACGATGCCGTCAGCATCGGCGGTCTGAAGGATCGTTACGAACGACGCTCCCACGCCATGCAACCAGACGATATGACCGGCAGCCGTCGTCACGTTGATCGTACCGCTGATCACATAGTTTCCAGCCGGGAACCGCACCTCTGCCGGCTTGCCGAGCGCAACCGCGCTGGCGATTGCCGCATTGATCGCAGCGGTATCATCGATAACGCCATCGCCCTTGGCGCCAAAATCCTTGACGTTGACCACCTCTGCGGCACGATCCTGCGCCGAACGGGAAGTGTTGCCCCCGGTTGCGGTGTAGTTGAGCGGCCCCGACACCGTGCCGCCGGCGAGCGGCAGGAACGGCGCGCCCGCGGGCAACGGGCCTGGGATGCCCTGCGGCCCCGGCGGCCCCATAGGCCCAGGCGGCCCCACCCACGCAGCCGGATCAGGCGGCCCAGAGGCTGTGCTGTAATCGCTGTACGAAAGCTTATACGCCATCACGCACCTCGTGGGATTTAGAAGTACGCCACCGACACCGTCTCGCCGCTGCTCGGCAGCGCGACGTACCGATAGATCGCCACCATCGCGTCGCGCACGTCGTTCACGTCGGTCGTCTGCAGGCCGAACAGTGGGTCGAGATTGGCGGAGGTGAGCACGACGTACGGATCACCGAGCGCAGTCGGAATATCCAGCGAGGTCCATCGTGCAATGCCGCGCATGACGAGGTCATCGTGGACCGCTTGCACCGCTTGCTGGGCGTTGTCGTCGGACGACAGCACCATCGCGCCTTTGCGCACGCGCGCCTCAAGTAGCGCCACCATCGCCGGATCAATGGCCTTGCCGAAAGACGACCCAGCCATCGCCGCGGTGAGCTTCACGTACTCCTCGGTGAACGCCCTCGGCACGCTGCCGACCGGCCACCACACAATCCCTTGGGCGTCTAGCGCGGCATGCACCGACGCCACCTTGTCGCGCATGAAGTCCATGTCGGACGGGATGGGTGTCTCATCCGAGGCAATGACGCCGAGTTCGATCAGGGCGCCAATCGCGATGACATCGAATGAAACCATCTCCGTGAGCGTCGGTGAGTCATCGAGCGGCACCACGCGCACGCCGAGACGACGAAGCGCCTGCTGCGCTATGGTGCCGATCGATATCGTCATCTCAGGCCACCACGACGCCGACTGAGGGTGGCGCTGCCGCCGAGCCTGCCGCGTTGGTCGCTGTCACCGTGCAGGTGGCACTCTGTCCAACGTCGGCCGCCTGCACGTCGTAGGTCGCTGCGTCAGTGCCGACGCCCACACCGTTAACCTGCCAGGCGTAGGCGTAGCTGGTGGGCTCGCCCGACCATTCGCCCTGAGTGCAGTTGAGCGTCGCGCCGCTCTGCGTGACCGCTGGCACGGCGGTGTTGACCGGCGCGGTGGCCGTCCCGCCGTTGCCACCGTTCCCGCCGGTTGGTGGCACATCGACCTCGGCACCCGGGTCGGCCGGATCAACGCCCAGCTCCACGTATCCCGCATCGCGCAGCATCGTGTTGTGCTCGAGGTTGTCGTAGACGCCGCGCGCCCCGGCCGAAGCCGCGCTATCCGGCGGCAGCACCACCGTGGCGCCCTGGATGCCGGCGATCTGTTCGGGCGTGGGCGGCTCGAGGCCGAGTTCGGACGCCGCCGCAGTGATGGACGGCGACACGGCGGGCAGCGGCCGACGCGGCGTGTGTTGTTCTTCCATTGGATGTCTCCTGTGAGAAAAGCAGGAGGCCAGATCGGCGCCTCCTGTCGTAGCTACAAACGGCTATGCGTCGGCGACAGCGGCGCTCCAAACAGTCATGACGCCATTGTCAACTGGTTTCGTTGTATCCACCGTTGGGTCGGTGCCGAAGCGCAGCTTGGCCACGCCGCGGATTTCTTCCACGCCAACGCCGTTCATGAAGCCGTAGTCACGAGTGTTGGTGATGACCTTGGTGCGCTGTGCCCAGGCGATGCCGAGAGCCTGTGCGCCGCAGAGGTAGGACGCGCCGCAGTCGATCGTGGAGCCGCCCGGGTCACCGGTATGCAGGATCGGCAGCTCGGGGATTTCACGGATGATGACCCCGTCATAAATCAGATCACCAGCCGTGAACAACGGATTATCGGAA